AAACCTGAAAAGGTTTATAAATTGAGACAAAGAGTCTCGAATCCTCGGTTGGATAATTATAAAGTTATTCATCTGAGCTTTCCAAATCGATAGTCAATTGGCTATGTTTGTGGAAACGTTGCTGTTCTAGTTGTGCGTAGGAGGCACATGAAGATTCTCATCGAGAGAAGCCTCTAAGGGTAGATGGATCTTAGCGGATCCAGACTTCCCTTCCTACAACTAGGAGAGTGGCGGATAGGTAGCGAAGAGCTAACCGTCAACCACCTTCCTTTAGCCTTTTGCGGGCAGGACCTTCGGTCTTAGAGGGTTTAATTCTAAGATAGGACGGTCCCAACCCAAATGGTGTCAATACCCTAACCTTACTAAGGTGCCTGCGGCCCCTCCCAGCAGGGAGGCAAACCGGTTTAATGTTGACGTAAAGTCCTAAATCTAGGCCTGGTACGTATACCAGAAACACTTAATGAAACGAAATGAGATCAAATTGACCTAACTTCGCTCCAAGAGTATTCTTTACTAATCAGCTTTATGGCATGATCATTAGAAATAGTGGTCGACCGATCTTATGGGTAATTAAATTACTTATAAGAATCGGGGGAAAATTAACACCTGTGTGAGTTGCGTCGGCTAAACGCCAAGTAGCCTTCTTGCATAAATTGGCTAAGACTAGAGGCCGAAAAGGACTGGTTAAGTACCTTAAGGCCTCGTCTGTCATTCTTCAGCAATCAATTTGTGGTCACAAACTCCCTGACTCTATGTCAGTAGGAGCTCGTGTTGGTCGTACGGGTAGTGGTCTACCTCGATGAATCACCTCAAATCATCGTAAGATGATTAGAGGGGGTAATACGAGAGTAGTAACCTTCTACTTAACGATCTGATCTGTCTACCGAGAGATTTTATATCCTCCGGTAGCCAAAATTTCCACAATTACTTCTCCTTTCTCTGGGGACCCTGCAGTATTTAACCGATTGTATCGGTATATTGCTCCGTTCACCAGAGCCTTCTGTGGTCCTTGATATTTCAAGGATACAGTTGCCTTTCTGGCGAAGAACTTCACAATCTTTCCGATTATGAAGTCTTCTCCGACTTCTTCATGAAGATCTACTAACTATCCAGTAATACCGGAAGCTAATAGAATGAGTACTCATCCTTGATCTCTCTTTCTGTCTTTGATCGCCTTTAACGGTGACCTAGCCTTGAGAGAGTCAGTAATGAAATTCATTGAGATTTATCTATCTAAGTCTATTGAGATTAATTCTCTTCGGACTCCGATAGCTAATCTCCTCTCCGTGATGACTCGAGCTCTTCAATTTAAACTGAAGTCTCGGGTTAGTCTCCCATTAGGGAAGATTGGTCAAAAGGAGGAAGCTGCTGGTAAAATGAGAATTTTTGCTATGGTAGATCCTGTGACACAGTGGCTCTTACGTCCCATTCATAGACTTATCTTTCGAATACTTCGAAGATGTCCTATGGATGGAACATTTGACCAATTGAAGCCCTTAAACCGGGTTCCTTTTGGAAAACCTTTGTATTCACTTGATCTTAGCGCAGCGACCGACCGACTTCCAATAGTTCTCCAACAATTGCTCTTACTTCATTTATTGAAGTCTAGCGCTCTTGTGGAGCATTGAGGAAGGTTGATGGTTGGTCGCCCATATAGTTATACCGACAAGATAACGGGGCAGAGATTTCAGCTCCGTTATGCTGTTGGTCAACCAATGGGAGCACTGAGCTCTTGGGCCATGTTAGCATATACACATCATTTTATCGTGCAAGTAGCTGCCTGACGGTCAGGAGTTGTTTCAGTAGGGAAATTATTTAAGGGATATGCAGTTCTCGGTGACGATATCTGTATATTCAATAAAAAGGTTTCCCTTCATTATCTGAAACTGGTCAAATCTTTAGGAGTGGAATGCAATCTTTCAAAATCAATCATAAGCCCTAAAGGCTTAGGTGTTGAGTTTGCAAAGAAAACATTCTACAAGGGGGTTAATGTATCTCCTACTCCATTCGCAGAGTTAGGGGAGGCTCTTCGGTCTCTCCCTGCTCTAATCGAGTTGGGTAGAAAATATAAATTATCTTTCCCTTCGGCAGTTGCTGTAGCTGGTTTTGGATATAAAGTTCTTGGGGGTCTTAATAAACCCTATCGAGAACTGAATTCAAGAATTAGGGTAATGAAGTTTTCCTTCAATTTACCATCTAATTCTTCTGAATACTTGGCAGGGTATTTACATAATTTAAATACCTGAATGCCGGGTACCCAGATTCCCCAGCTATATGCTAGTTGGATTAAAGTGGAATGGGATAAATTGTCTTCTAAGATAATTATGACTATTCGTCTTATGTCCGACTTGCATTCTTCCGTCCCAAAGAAACTCTCTCTTTATAAAATTGATAAGGATTATAATTCCTTTTTGAGAACATTATATGATATGGTTTATTATCCATATTATTTTAATGCCTCTAGGGCTTTATCATCTTTATCAACATCAATGATGTTTAGTAGTCATCAAGACTTTTCAAAGGTTTTTTCCCTTTGAGATAAGTATCTTGATTACTGCTCACATTTTGGTAGTTATTCGTTAACTACAATGAAGATTGAGCGAAATGACAACGTGATCGATAGAACTTCAACTAAGGCGTGAGTCTTTATGAAGAAGTTCTCTGATCATGTCTCCTTGACAGTTAACGCACCTGTCAGCTCTTCTGAAATCAGAATAGCTTCCCTCCCCTTACATTTTATTGCTCATGGCTTTAAAACTATGTTCAATTATGTAAGGTCAAGGGGGATTGTTAGAGCGTGAAAGCATACACCTTTACGGTATGCCAACTGAGGGAAGTTAGGATTACTCGGTATGATTATGCGGTTTTCCGTATCGATCATTCCTTATCTATTAGAGTGATTTACTCTCGCTGCTACTGTTATTTCAGTAGCTGCATCAGTAGTAATTCTAGTAGATGGTATTGAGATTTTAATCAATTTATGAGTATTACTCATACACTGGTTATCCCCCAAAACCGTATCCTATATAACCTCAGCTGCATTATTATTTGGTATTACCCTTCCTGTTCCTCTTCCATGATATTGGAAAGTTACAGGGTGAATTAGGGATCATATACAGTTAAGTTTTGACTTAGTCATATATTACTCCGGAAATTTGTTAACCGGGATAAATTTTATGACCTCATTACTCTTCTCTATGATCCCTGGTTCTATAAGAGGTTACCTCTTATCCTCATTAGTCTTCCTTTTTAGGGATATCTATAACGGCTCTTTAATGGAGACGTTACGGATAATCTCTCAAGGAGATTACTGAGCAAGTCACCCTTTTTGGGCGTTCTTGATGGCGATAGTTATCCACCTGGTATTCACTCCAGGTTGGGAATTATCTCGCCTAGTATGAGGTTTAACCTGGTCAGGAATCCAGGGGGTCTTCTTCGGAATCTTTGCTTGATTGCAATTTGATTCCCTAAGATGATTTGGAGAATTATCTATTTTTGTATATCACATCATATTTGATGTTGGTTTTACATTTACTAGAACTCTACTTGTAGCAGCTCATGATATCACATGAATTGCAAACGGTTGAGATTGATTTTCCAATCATCCCATAGAGTACCTCTTAGCTACATACCGACTACTTTCCCGATTTATCGGGTGATCACCTTTTTGGTGATTAGTATGGGTATGAGGTTCGTCCTGACAAACCCTTATAACGGTAATCGCCTATCTTAGTGACCGATTGTTCTCCTTCATTCCATTGGAATGATTCAGACATTTAATCGGTGCTGATGTGCGACTCCCACGTGTACTTGAGGGGCGACCATCTATTGATGGTGGTCCGGGAATTATACGTCAAGCTATTCTTGCTTATATCCGTTCTAGAGGTATACCATCTTCTATTGGTGAGGAATTTAACCCCGATATAGATGATGGTGATTCTGATATTACTATTCGTGATAATAGATCAGCCTCCGGATCAGGTATGAACCAGCATGATACTGATTTGTAATAGTGTTTATACACCAACCATCTCAGTCATGTTGACAACGTATAAGAGGAAGGTTAACCCTTCCTCTATCTTAAGTACTACTCTCTTGCGAGACAAAACACAGATGTAATTTTCCTATACAACAGAGCATTTACGCTTCTGTTTAAAGTATAAAGAACGCATCTGAGCGTTGCCTCTATCACTAAGTCC